ATTGTATTGGGAGTAAAAGTATCCAAACCCTTACCGAAACCAATCCAATCACCCTGCAGCACTTGTTGAGTGCGAGGGAGAAACTCTAGGCAGAAGATGAGGATTTGTGTTACACGAGGTTGCCCACCGAAATGGGTGAAGATGTCATCCTCGTTATAGCAAAGACGGATCTTTTTCTTGTTAAATGCTGCTTTCGTACAAACAAAGAAATTACCATTCTGAGGATTTGTGCCCCAAACAATAGCAGGAGCACCATCCATCTTAACACTGATGGTAGAATCTGCAGAGAACCAATCCAGAACCGAAAGATCACCAGTCAGGATGCAATCTTCGGGGTGTTCTAGATGTTTGTTCTGCATCGGTTGCTTACTCATACTATAGGTCCACTTTGGAGGTGAGTAACTTTAATTCTACCACAAAAAAAGGACTCAGTGAGTCCAGAGTTCCACTTCAGTTAGTGGCATACTTAGCACTGATTTGCTGATACTTTTCAGTTAGAAAATCAAGTGCGTTTTTCACATAAGGAGCAACAGTTTCAGTCAACTTACTCACATCTTCACGAAGTTTGTTGACTTCATACTGATGAATCTCCCAGCGAACCTTAATATCCTGAAAGTATTGATCCCGAGTAATCAGAACTTGAGGAGCAGATACTTCAACAACATTTGCGGTTTGCTTACGAGTGCGAGGCATAGATTAGATGCGTCTTACACTATAGGTCCACTTTGGAGGTGAGTAACTTTAATTCACGGGAAGTCTTGCCTGAGAGTTACTCTTTGGTATATCAAGTTCTTCCATAATGATTTGCTTTGGTAGAAAGTTCCAACAATAGTAGCTAGAACTAAATGTAATCTTGTCGTTCGGTCTACCATCAGGACTATGAAACTTCATCCGCTTGTCAAACATCAACAGTTGCAGATCCTTGTCCTTGAATAATTGTTTCGGAGCACTATCATTCAACCAAGTATTAGTCATAATGAGAGCAAATGGTTTGCCAAATGATAATGCTCTCTCAAAAAACTTACGCTTGTTTGTGAATGGTGGATTGGATACAATTACATCCCAATGAAATGGTTCATATGAAAAGAAATCTTTACCTTCACTGATGTGAGAGTGTTCTACACTATGAGTCTGTGAGATTTGTTTCACAAATTCACTCTCATCAGTATCAAATGGGCACCAAACTTTTGCATCTTTGGGGATGTATTTCAGAATGGGAGTAACACCGTATGCAGGAGTATAGCACTCATCATTGTTACCCTGAGAGTACATCAGTTTACCACTATCAATCGTCATACAATTTGAGTTCCGTACTGGTAGATTTCTTTCTTAGTCAAGTTACCAGAGAGACGGGGATCTTTGTGCTTACCGTGAATCTTACGCTCCCAATCTTTCTTAAGTTTAGGAAGCAGAATCATCAGCACATCATCACCAGTCAGTTTCCAAACTTCTACAACTTTTCCGCCGTTATAACGTGCAATGTAGTGATTAGAATACTTACCAAGTTTCTCCTCAATCAAATAACGCTCTTGCTCTTCCCAGGTATCTTGAACACTGATACCATTATAAGTGCCATTGATGGATTTTGCAATGGTAGATTTATACTCAACTTCACCATTTTCATCTATGGCATCAGCACCAGAATAAGTTTCTGCTACTTTATGCCCAAGAATACCAGCAAGATGAATCTCACGGGAGCGAGCATAACTGAAAGGATCTCCCCAACCTTGCTCTTCACAAAGTTGATACATCTCCTCAAATAGTTGCTGAAACTTTTGTTCTGGTGTCATTTGTCGATGTCTTATGTTATAGGTCCACTTTGGAGGTGAGTAACTTTAATTCACAGGAAGTCTTGCTACTGATTTACCCTTTTTGTGGTCATCAATGAACTTCCTAGCTGATGCTTCGGTCCTACACACTTTGAGTTGCTCTCCGTTATGAATAACCATCAGTTGATTGCCATATGGCACTGCTGCATAGTTACCTTTGCCCACAATAAATCCTTCTTTCATTATACCTCAAGCAAGAAACTTACGATAAACTCCTTGCTTTTCCATCTCATAATGTTCCAAGTCAGATGGAGTTGCGCCAAACTCAATCATCCCATCATCACGCATAATGATACGATCAGTGGCAACACAGAGCATAGAATAGAGAAAATCCATCCGCTTTTCATTACTCAAGTCAACTGCATTTTTATTCCAGAATGAAATGAACTGTCCAGATAGAGTGGTGTTGTCATTGGTATCTTCATCCAGTTCATTATCCAGAAGTTCAAGAAGAGTTTTACACTCTTCCAGATAACCATAGCGTTCACACAAAGCAATGAAAGCACGAATAGTTTTGCGCTGAAGAGAAAACTTGTCCAAGAGGTTTTCATAGTCCCCACCAACATTGATGGAGTTTTTGATATTCTTGATCCAGTTTTCGTAGGAAGAGATAGCATTTTGCATCTCAAGACGACTACCCCTCCGACGCTTCAGAACGTCTCCCAGAATAGAAACTTCATCGTGATGCGCTTTAGAATACTTACGCTGGATTTCATCAATAGGTTTCCGTGCCTTGTTAGTTGCTGTTTTGGAGAAAGTATCTGTATCAACTCCAAGCACCACAACTGTCTTAAACTTGCGATCTTTTTGACACCTTGAGATGGCAGCAAGACGATGCTGAAACTCTGTCAGGTTTCCGTCAGTATTGAATGTCATAGGTTGACCATCAAGCAACCAGTTATCGTTTTCAATGCTACGATAGATCTTGTTTACTTGTGATTTAGAAAGTTTGCGATTGTCCTTGTTGTAATAGTCAAGGATGTGTTGTGCCATCGCTGGTGTGAGATCAATAATAAAAGATTGATACTCATTGCTCTTCGGATTGAAGGGCAGGATGCTAAAAACATCCGTCTGTGTTGCATTTGTCATAGTGATAAACTGAGTAAGTCAGTAAGGTAAGTTTAACAACTTTGGGTAGGGATGTCAAGCCCTGGGTTATACTTTGAGAAAAATCGTAGATTTGGTTGCGGCAGATGACCTATGACACCTGCCAGGTAGAATTGCAGAAAAATCGGGGTTTGACCCCTGATGCCCACTGGGTTCTCAGTGAGACTGTGGTGAGACTCACCGCCTCACCACCGAGATGGCAGGTTCTCCCTTCTGGAAGATAGTGTCAACAACAGACTGAACACTGCGAGCGGTAGCAATACCAACCTTGCTATACACAGGGATACACACAAGACCGAACGATTTGCTATACTGTGTCAGGTTGCCAGGTTCGATACGTCCATCGCGCATACCTTTGGCATCATCGTGATGCAAACGGATGCAACGTCCGATGGTCTGAGAGATACCAATGAAGTCCATATTGCGGAGGAAGAGAACTGCTTCCAGACCGCTGACGTTGATACCTTCAGCAAGAATAGAGTGGTGCAGAACAACAAACTTCTTGTCATTGTCCTTGCCCCAGGCACTCAGAGTATCGAAGAATACCTCCCGATTGACTTTCTTACCGTCGATAACTGCACCAGTCTTGGCAGTAATATACATCCAAGAATAACCACGCTGCTCTAGTTCGTGGCAGAAATCAGTTTCAGACACCAGCGAGACAATCTGCTTGGTTGCTTTAGCGCAAATCAGAATCTTGCCGACTTTGTTGTCGTCAATCGTTTCCAGCAGATTCTCCGCGTCGCGGTCAAAGTTAGTCTGCTTGCCAGTTACCATAGCAAGTTGCTTGACGATAACTTTAGGGGGTACAATGTAACCGCCCTCAACCAGTTCAGGAGCAGGAACTTTACAGATTACCTGACCATAAACAGCAGCATCATTCATCCCAGGTTTGCCAACAGCGAGGGAATGTTTCGGAGTGGCAGTGAAGAAGTATGCGCGTCGTGCATTAGCAGCAAAGTGCTCAGTTGCAGGGAAAAAGTGACGCTGAACAGAGTTATGTGCCTCATCAAAGTAGATGGTATCCACATCAATCTCTGCCACTTGAAGACGCGACAGGGAGTTGTAGGTGGTTACAATCAAGCGATGATTGCCAGCGTTAGCATCAACCCAGTTGCGAATCTCTTGAGGGCGAGTAGAAGATTCGTGGTGAGTTTCGCCACTGTGAACGTGGAAGACTTCAGCGTTAGTGATGAACTCAAGGAACTCGCTAGAGAGTTGCTCTGCAAGCAAAATGCGAGGAGCAACAACAACAATGGTCTGGGGAGTTTCAGACTGCAACTCGCGCAGAGCATCATAGATCATCTTCAGCGTTTTACCGCCTCCAGTAGGCACAATGACTTGACCTTTGACGTGCTTAAGCATTGCAGCAACAGCACGCTCTTGATGGGGGCGGAGTTGGATTTGCATTGTATCGGTGCTCATACTATAGATCCACTTTAGAGGTGAGTAACTTTAATTGGCAGTATGTTTGTATCGCTCAAGGTCTTCAAGTACACTCATCATTGTAGCACGACTGTATCCAGTTGCATAGCAAGGAGACTTCTCAGTTTCATCAGAATTATAATCTACTGCATCGCATACATCATAGCAAGATTGAAGAGTTTTGATGATGCGATCAAACACATAATCGGGGATTTGAATGTAATTCATTGTTCTCAGTGGTTTTGTATCTAAAGACAAAAATAGCACCCTTCTAGGTTGATCTAGAGGGTGCTGGTGAAGTTTAATCAACCGCCAAACATTTCCTCACCTAGAGGAGTATCTCCAAACATTTGGTCAAAGAGAGAACCTTTAGAGTCATCCCATTCCTTAAAAGTTCCGTTTGCTTTTGCATTAAGAATTGCATCGTTAATCTTCATATCAATCGGAGAAACTGTGCTGTGCCAGGTTCCGTTGCGATCTTGCCAGAGCATTTATCTTGTGTCAGTGGTTATACTATAGGTCCACTTTGGAGGTGAGTAACTTTAATAGTTAAATTATTCCATTACAACTCCATTTATAAAATCCTCCCCTATCTGATACAAATAGAAGATATCCTTCATCACGTAAAACTTGCAAAAGTTGTCTAATTTTGTCACGAATGTGATTGTTAAAAGGATAATGAAAGGACATGGGACCTTCAGAAATTAAATAAACCTCACGGAGACTAAACATTTTTCTATCACATAAATGAAATTTTAGAATTGAAAAAAAAATTTCTTTTTGAGTCATAATTTAGAGAGAAACAACACCACCATCAGGATCAACATCTACGATTTGGGAAGGGCGAACACCAAACTCAAATGGAGTCCAGTTCCGATCCTCTTTCAATTTAAGAGCACAGAGTTTAACAGCATCCCAAAGTTCAAGCATTTCACTTTTCGAAGAATCAATCAGATCAGTTGCTTTATCTACTTTCTTACCACTAGGAATGTAGAAATGGACTTTAGACCGTTTTCCTTCAGCAACATCTTTCAAAATGTGACAGAAGTTACGGGGAACATAAGTGCCATTAGGTTCAGCACAAATAATACGACCAGCAAAACCTTTGTCATCAATGTTACCACCAGAAGTATAACCTTTATCTGCAAGATATACTTCTACTTCTTCTGAAGTAAAGGTGCGAAGAGTTGCATCAGGATAAACATTGGTATGAATTTTTTTTACGATATTATTAACTTTCTTTTGACTGAAAGTGTGGTGAATTGAATTTACCCAGTCACGAACTTCATCCTTAGAAACAAGATGTTTCTGGCGATTGACCCATTTGATTCCACGAGCAACAAAATCTTTATCATCCGCAGACTTACTAGCAGGATGACTATTTGCACCAAGACCAATTTCATCAAAAAGATCATCGATCGTATGTCCAGGATTCAACTCATAAACGTCAAATGCCCAAGCAATTTGACCACGACGAGACAATGCACGAAAACGAGTAAATCCATCAATCAACTTCAACTTGCCTTCTACATAAGCAACGATTGGGGGAAGTTGATCGTAGCGGATGCCGCACTCAAATTCGCCATAAAGATTTTCGGTGTTGATATTGTCTGTGCCGCCAGAACGAGCAAGATTCTTAATTGTCTTTCCACCAACATCAATGTTGGTAAGATCTTCCACAATAGTAGTTTTGTATGTTGCGGACCTGAACTTCCTACGCTTATCTTCAGATGGAAGAAGATTTACGTCAGGAACTTCACAAATGCTGATCGGTGTGTGTGTAGTCATAATGAATTAAAAAATGCAAACTGCAATTAGATCTGTACTTGGCAAGTTGCCTTGACTGATCTTTGATTATTATAGGGTAGTTTGACCTTGTTGTCAAACCCACCTATGTCTTAGGTGTAACCTATAGGTCACACTATAGGTCCACTTTGGAGGTGAGTAACTTTAATTTGAAAAATCAAAGATATCCTTTTTTTCTCCAATTCCTCTTACTGTTTTTTCAATACGTTCTGTAGTGATGTCAAAGTATTCTTTATTCATTTCAATACCAATAAAGTTTCTATTTGTTCTCTTAGCAGCAATTCCAACTGCACCACTACCCATACAAGGATCTAAGACAACATCTCCCCTTTTAGAACTTGCCTGAATCAATCTATCCATCAATTCTACAGGTTTGGGTGTTGGATGTCCCTTATATTTCTCTGTAGGACATTTCCAAACAGCGGATTTGCACCTTTCTTTAATATCAAAATACGCACCTTTTTTTCTAGCAAAAATACAATTTTCTATGCTCGATAACCACATATATTCGCCATTCATAGGAGAAGGATTGGTTTTTTCCCATATACAGTGTCTTACAGATAAACCATATTCAATCAAACGATTTCTGATATGAGAAACCTGAATTGAACCACAAAAGATGTAAATACTGCCCGAAGTTACCCTGACAATTTCGTCGATGAATTGATCCAAAGGAAAAGTAATAATATCAGCATCACTTTTATCTAGATTTCGTAACCCATTACTCTTTCGATTCACTTCATCATAAGGTATATCGGTAAGGGTAAGAGAAATGCTCCCATCCGAAAAAGATGGGAGCATTTTCATACAATCTTCGTTGTAAAGTTTTATACTGCTCATAACTATTGTC